TAACACTCACGGCACGTTCCATAATACGATCCTCTTTAAGGATGGTATCAAAAACTTCCGATGGATCGGAATAAACATTTTTGATGATATAGGTATATGAACGGGAATGGATCATCTCCATAAATTCCCATACTTTCATACACGCTTCCAGTTCAGGAAGGGAGCAGTAAGGCGCGAACGCCATACCAGGACCACGACCCTGAACTGAATCCAGCATAACCTGATATTTCAGATTGCTGGTAAAGATGTGCTTTTGCTCTGGGCGTAGCATATGATAATCACTACGATCTTTTTGAAGAGAAACTTCTTCGGGTCTCCAGAAATAACCCAGTTGCTGTGTTGTTAGTTTATCGAAAATTGGATACTTGTAAGAGTCATATCTTTGTATTCCCAATGGTTGCCCAAAAAACATTGGTTGCTTTTTGGTATCTACTTCCTGAGAATTGAAAACGGTCATTGAATCGACCACTTTTTTATCCTCCAAACCTGTTTTAAATCTTACAAGACTCACAATCTTCCTCCTCTGATTCTAGAATATCGGAAATTAAATTTTCAAGAGACTGTTTGGTTTCTTCAACCTCATCAGTCTTATGATCATAGGTGTTTTGATAGTAGCTGGTTTTCCAGCCGTACTTATATGTAGTCAGAAGGTCCTGCGCCATTATTGAAGTAGGAACTTCATTATCTGGGTAATTTTCTGGATTATAGGACCAGTTTCCAGAAATCGCTTGATCGAAGAACTTTTGCATAACAGCAACAATATGAATATACCCGCGATTGCTAGGCATATCCCAAAGCAACGTATAATTGTTTTTAAGAGTTTGATACTGGGGGACAATCTGCTTGAGAGGTCCCTTCTTCGATTTCTTAACGGACAAGTATCCCCTAGGAGGCTCGATGCCATTGGTGGCATTTGACACAACGGAACTGCTCTCCGATGGCATCTGTGCGGACAATGTTGAGTTCCGTACCCCATATTGTAGAACCTGTGCTCTAAGAGACTCCCAATCATACTTCAATTCGTTTGGAACGATTTCATCAACATCCTTCTTGTATGTATCAATTGGGAGAATACCCTGAGAATACTTAGTGCGATGTGAATACTCACAAGCACCCTTTTCTTTCGCAAGATTTACTGTTGATTGAATCAGATAGTATTGGAATGCCTCAGTGAGATCGTGTACTAGTTTCCAGGCACCAGGATCATCATAATGCTCGCCGTGCTTGGCGAGATAGTGTGCCAAACCAATAAAACCTATACCCAAAGAACGACGTGCTCTGGTAGCGATTTCTGCTGCTCTGACGGGATATCCTTGAAAATCGATAAGTTCATCCAGAGAGCGCACAGAAAGATCACAGAGTATTTCAAGGTCTTCAAGGTCACGGATTTTTCCGACATTAATTGCACTAAGGATGCAGAGAGCGATTTCACCATCAATATCATCAATATGTTGAAGTGGTTTAGTGGGCAAAGTAATTTCTTGGCAAAGATTACTCATCTCAACTTTATCCAAGAAAGATGAGTGAGAATTGCAATGATCAATATTCATAATGTAAATACGACCAGTTTCTGCACGTTCTTTTAGAAGATCCAAAAAGAGTTCTTGAGCTCCAATAGTCTTTCTTGGAACATCTTGAGCTCGTTCATAATGCTCATATAAACTGTCAAATCCATCAGTACCAAAAGCATCATACAGACCAGGAACGTCGTGTGGAGAGAAGAGTGAGATCTCTCGGTTTTGGATAAATCGTTCATAGAAGATTTTGCTGATTTGGATACTGTAGTCTAACTTACGAACACGGTTATCTTCGGTTCCTTTGTTATTTTTTAATACGAGGATGTCTTCTATTTCTTGGTGCCAGATTGGGAAGTGGACCGTTGCGCTTCCTCCTCGTATGCCATTTTGCGTACAGCAACGGACAGTCGCTTCAAACTTTTTGAGAAATGGTACAACGCCAGTGTGCTGGACTTCACCACCTCTAATTTTACTGTTGATGCCACGGATGCGACCTGCGTTGATACCGATACCCGCCCTTTGTGCAACGTATCTGCCAATAGCCATATCGCTAGTAAAGATACTATCGAGGGTGTCATCAACATCAACCAAAACACAACTAGCGTATTGTCTAAGTGGCGTTCGCACTCCCGCCATGATGGGGGTCGGAATGTTGATTTTGTGCTTGCTGATTGCGTCATAATACCTCTTAACGTAATCTAGACGAGTTTCCTTAGGATACTTGGAGAAAATAGTTGCCGCAATCAAAAGGTACATAAACTGTGGCGTTTCATAAAGTGCCCCAGTGCTTCTGTCCTGCACGAGGTACTTATCAACGACCTGACGTAAACCTGCATAAGTGAACAAATAGTCACGACTATGATCAACGAAGGACTCGAGTTTTTCAAATTCTTCATCAGAATACAGTGACAGAATTTCTGGATCATATACTCCTTTTTTTACGCATTGATCAACATGATGCTTTACAGTAGGGCATTCATGCATCCTTCCAAACAATTGCTTACGAAGAGCAAACAATAATAGGCGGGCGGCAACAAATTGATAATTGGGGTGATCTAGATCGATAAGGTCAGAAGCAGAACGAATCAGAATTTCCTGAATCTCTGCTGTGGTAATACCATCATAAAACTGAATGCCAGACTGCATCTCAACTTGACTTGCAGAAACTCCAGCAAGATCCTTACATGCTTCCTCCACCATAATGTGAAGTTTATTCAAATCAAGAGATTCTGTACTACCATTTCTCTTGATAACTTTTGTTCCGTTGCTCATATTTTCTTCCAGTTGTTAAACTTAATTTTTGCTTCTAAACCTGAGTAGATATTTGATTTTAACATATCCATAACATTAAGTCCAGCAAGCACCATATCATTAATATCTTTTTGCTGAACTGTTGTAGGCCAAATTACTACCTTTTCACCTCTGTTGATGGTTTTTGATATTCGGTTGACGATTTCTCTATTACGTGGTTCGTTATCAAATACCCAAATATAATCGCTCCAACCAAACGACCCAATATCAATGTCGGACCCACACATAGCAACAGCATTTTGTACAAGTGTGGAATCGAAGGGTCCTTCAACAATGTAAATGGGTTTCGTAGAATCAATTTTATCCATCCCATAGATTTTTGGTGCGTCATCAGAAAGCATCACAGTGATATATTTAACAGGGTTTGGACTGAGTGCTCTTCCTTGAAAACCAATAAGATTATTTTCAACATCATACATTGGTATAATAATGCGACTCTCATCCCTACCGATAGTGTCAAATGTAACTTTTTGAGTGTTTGTCCACTCTTTAAATTTATTAGCGAAATAAAACTTTTCAGGATCTAGTTGTCTTTTTTCCAGATATTCTCTGGCGATCTGCACCTCCGATGCTTTGGGTAAATCCAGTTTCTTTTTAAAAACTGGTTTAGCAAACTCAAACTTAGGTTCTTCTACGACGAAACCTCTACCAGTATGACCTTCCTTAAACTTCTCCATCGTGTACTGCTTATACAGCACGGCATCAAGTTCTTTAAGAAAGTTATTAAAGGACATACTGGCACCACAATTGTGGCACTTGAAGTTGGTGTTATTCTTCACGGGGTATAGATACCCCCTTGTCTTGTTTTTATTCTTCTGGGAGTCCCCACAGATAGGGCAGCGGAAGTTGTAGAGATCCGCTTTAACCCTCTTAAATTTTTGAAGACGTGATGAGACGAGTCCAATATACTTGGAGTCAACCAAATCCATTATGAAAGATTACTTCGTTCTTTCTATTGTAGCAGGGGTTTGGTGGTGAGTCAAGAACTTGGGCACAAATGCGTTGATCGTTCCAATTACCACAACTGCGACAGCAAGAACACCACCTACTTGCCACCTAAACTTTGTGAGACCTTCTACCCTCTCTTCTACCTTTTCTATTCTTTCACCAAGTTCTCTACTAATTTCTTCGTGCTGCTCTTTGGATGATATTTTAATATCTTCAATCATCTTTACAATTATATTATCAGTTCGGTTACACTGCTCAATCTTTTCATTGTGAATGGCAAGCATTTGACTGATATTTTGACTTGTTTCCCCTATTTTCTGAATCGCAGTATCAATGCGCTCCATCATCTGCTCATACACATTAATACGCTCTTCAAGCAGTGCTATTTTTGTTTCGGTAGATGATGATGGGAACATTTTAGGATTTTCTTTTCTTTTTACGATTTTTCCTTACAAGACCTCTAAAAAAGATATTCCAACCTCTTGCATTTTTTTTCCTTAAATCAACTGGAGGATCATCACCTGCTTCAACAGTTCCTGCAATTTCACCTGCACCAACACTCATAGTTGGTCCATTCTCTTCTTTGAGAGTGTGAACAATATGAATTATTCTTTCAATGTCCATTAGATCGATTGCAATTGTTTTAAACAGTTTTCATCTGCGTCTATTTCATTAATTTTAGTTTTTGGATATTCAGGAACTCGATTTAGAAAAACCAAAAAACTTTTTATAGAAGACCAGAGATCCTCTTCTAAATGATAAAAAAGTAATGGAATAGTAGCATCATCAAATACATTGAATAAGACAATCAAATGATTCAATATCAAATGAACTTTCAATTCACCAGTATTCTTGTATCTTTTTAACAATCTTTTTATATATCTAATTCTTTTTAAATCAGACTCAAAATCATCTCTGGTGACTGCCTGAGGATTATTATAGAATTTTATAGCGAAGAGCAAATAGTTGCTCTCATTCAACTCGTCAAATCTCATACCATATTATCAAGCGTCTGGATATCTAGCATCGTCAGCGGCATCACCGGTAATCATACTTCCAGCAACAAGAGTCTCTGTCTTAACTCTTAGATTTCCGTGCATATCAGTGTAAGTTGTTACACCAACCCATCCAGCGTGCTGTGGAGCATACTTACGAGCATTGCCTGTCGCAGCATTCGCAACTGCTTGCTCGGTTGTGTCTACACCAAAAACGGTAGAATATCTATTTGATTTTGCATCAGGTGCCACATATTGACCACCCTCAATAGATGAAATTGGTCTTTGTGTAATATAATATGATGCACCAGTGATAATTCCTGTTACAGGGTGTGGAATTAGGAACTGTGTGCTAGCGATAGAAAGTACGGTGTCACTTGTAACGGAAGAAATAACAGCGTGTCCATATGTAGCACCAGCACCAACAACAAGAATATCACCTTCGGACGCCACATATCCAGTAGTATTAAATGTCGTTCCAGTTCCTGTTACAGTTTCGGTGCTGAGGTTAATCCAAACCGTTCCAGCAATTCCAACTAAATCTTTATTGCCCCAAAGAGACATGTTTCCTTACCTATAATTCTTTTATATTGATATTTATAAAAAAAGGAGACCTTTACTTTTTGGTCTCCTTACGTAATACGATTTTTAAAAAATTAGTCGTAAGATCAAGTAAACCATTTTCTTTAAATCTTTTTGTTTTTGCTAACCACTCAGAAGTAGTTAGTAATAAACCAAGAAGAATGGTTACTCCCCAGTTAGTTAAAAAGCAAGTAATCATGCTTCGGGTGTAAAGAGTTTCTCCTTAACCAGTTGAAGAACTACGTCATCAATACTATTATCAGTGGACTTCACGTACTTAGTTAAAAGTTCAATAACAAGGTTTTTAACTGCTGGATGTGTCGCAATTGAAATTAGAAGTGGTTTTACCACTGCAACTACTGCGTTCATGATGTCCTCCGTGTGAAGAGTATCCTGGCTTATTTAGGAATCAAGCTCCTTTTACTGGTCCAGATCCCGATTTTCTATCAAAAATTTCTGGTTGTAATTTTTTCCATTGCTCCATACTTCTTTTCCAAATTTCTGGATCAACCTTCTGGCGTTGGGTTCCTCTTGGTTCTCCTGGTTCATCAAATTCTCTTTCCGAAATTACATTACCATCCAATTCATATGATTGATTAACAACTTGTTGAGTTTTTGCAGCAACTCTTTTTTGTAGATCGGTTTGTGGTCTACGCTTTTGAACCATCTTTTCGTTGCTATCGGCATTTCCACCAAGAGTTTTGGCGGCACCTTTAACAGCACCTTTGATTGCAAAACCTACTGGATCTGTAATATTTTTTTGAGCCGCTTTTGTTGCTTCTGCCTCAGAAGTTCTCTTGTTGGAAAATACTTTACCAAGTGCTTTTGATGCAGCAATACTCAGACCTGCACCCTCTTCAACGGTTTCCTCACAAGCAACCATAACAACGGGATTTTTAGCACCCATTGCTCTTAATTTATTTTTAACCAAGTTAACCTTTGCATAATCTCCACGATTATCTTTTTTCTCTCCTTCTGGTGAAGAATTTTCTTCTTGAACTTTGGATTGATTTTGGGAAGTTCTTGGTTTTACGTTTTGACCTCTGAGGTTATATTTTGCCTCATCAGCCCTCTGAGAACTCTTTGTTGGAAAATAACCAGACTCTTCAATTTTTTCGGGAAGACCCTTATGTTTGGTTTTAGCAAACTTCTTTGCTTCTTTTTTAGTCATACCCTTAGCAGATGCCGCTACCTCTGGTGACATTGGTTTCTTACCTTTCTTAGTAGAATAAACCATTGCCATAAAACGTTGCTGCGCCTTGCTCTTCGCCTTTTCGGTAAGAACTTCACCTTCTAGTTCAGTATGAGCATAAACATTTTTTGGTTTTGTATCAAGTTGAGTTCCATCTTCTGGTGAAATTTTAATTACACCAGAGGCATAATTATCCACACCTTTCCCAGTAATCTGCGATTTGTTCTTACCTTCGGTACTATCAGTTCCATCAGCAAGAAACTCTTCATCAACTTGTTTCTTCTTTTTTGATCTCAAAAGTTCAAAGTCATTAGAGTCCAGTTTACCATTTTTATTAACATCCAGTCTTTCTTGATTTCCTGGGAGATAATCTTTCTCTTCTTTTCTTGTGGCAATTGCTGCACCAATAGCAGCACGACGCTTCATAATGTACTTATCATTTGGATCATTATGATTTCCATCATTATCTGGATCACTATCTTCCTTCCCAACAGGATCTAATTTCTTTCTTCCTTTTCTACCGCCACCACCAGTTGCACGAGCAGTTTCTTCACCCCTCTTTCTTTCACCTTCTCTTGGTTCACCATACTCGGTCAACTCAACTTTGAGACCCTTTGATCTAAGTTGAGTAATTTTCTCACGAGTACCGTACCTCACATATGAGTTACCAGTCTTAGGATCAGTGACTCTAATCTTATACTTCTTATCACCAACAGCATTTAGTTCTTCCAAATAATCAAGAACAACTTCCTTCTCAACACCCTCAACAAAAACCTTAAACATTGCCTTCGCAATGCTAGTTGCAGCAGCATCTTCCATTGTTGGGATGAAATCTTCTGCGACAGCAGCTTTCTTAGATACCATTTGTCTTGCTCTTGCTTTTACAGCAGGAACTGCTGTTGATTTTGCAATTCTTTCAAGAACCATTCTTTCTTGCATTGCGGCATCTGCTTTTTTGCCTGCCAACATTTTTTTCACTTCATACCGAGAATCATAAACAAGTTGCCTTGCCTTCTTTTCAATAGAAGCAGCAGCATCTCCCATAGGTTTTGCTGCACCACCTTTTCTAGATGGAAGTTCCTCAAAAATATTGTTACTCATTGGAGAAAGATTGATTACTTACTTTTTTCTATACTTATTTATGAATTGTCTTCCCCAAGTATGTCCAGGAACCATACTCTCAACATATTCCCTATAAGCATCAGTTCCAACAAGTCTTTGATCAGCAGAAACGCCACTTCTACTAGTAAGTTTTGCTTCCATTACATCTTTAATCCAAGACTTAAACATAATGTGATCTTCGGTGACACAGATCAGATAGTTAGTTCCTCTACGAATAATACGACCAATCAATCCTGTGTTTAGATTCTCAACCAATTGACCAATCTTAAAGATTGCTTCTTTAACATAATTCTCACGTAGAGTGCTTTGATCAAACTTAGGAGCAATCTCCCAAACTTCTGCTACTTGATCTTGGATACCCATTGCAGCACGAACAGTATCGAAGACTGCTCTTGCATCCTTTGGTCTCATTTCTGGTGGCATACCTAAACGAAAAGTTTTAAAGTCACCTTCGGCAGCAGCAAGTCTCATTCTTGATGCAGAAAGACCTTCAACACCTTCGGAGTCTGGATCACGATCACCAGCAGAAACTACTTCAATATTATCAAATGCATAAAGATTGCCATTATAGTTATTGGCAAGTTTATTAAATTCATTAACTCTATCCGCACCACCAACAATTCTTACATTTGTATATCCATCATTATGTGCTTTTTTGAGAACATCAAAAATAGTTCTGGTATTTGCATCGTTTACAATTCTTTCACTATGCTGTGGAAACATTGATCTCATCAATGCAACTTTTGTATCAGCATCAAGTGGATTCTTTTTCTTGTCCTGAGTGCGAGAAGGAATAATCATATAATCACTACCTTCCTGTTCTGCAGAAGCAGCAGCAGTATCCATTAATTGGAGGTGACCCAAATGTGGTGGATTAAATCTACCAAAAGCAATTGTAAGAGTTCCTTTTGTTTTTTCTACTGGTAAGAAATTAACTGGTGGTGCTTCCTGAGCAACTTGTTGTTGAGGTGCAGGTGCTTGTTGTTGAAGTGCTGGATCGACAAAGTTTGGATCAGAAATATTTTTTTCGGTTTCTGTTTGCGCTGGATCTTTACCAACTGATTGACGCTTATTGTAAAATTTTAACCTACCTTTTTCAGTCTTTGCAACAAATTCTCCAGTTGTTCTATCATACCATCCACCATGACCATCACCCTGTAAACCAAGACGTGCCGCCTGTTGAGAAGCAGTGGTTTCAGTTAAAAATTGGAAAAAACTTTTCATTACTTACGGTTCTGCTTTTTAAGTTCGGTAACTATTGCTCTTTCATTCGCAATAATGTAATTTAAGACACTTTGTCTAATCTTTATATATTTATCCTTGTCATGTTTCTTCCTTCTAGAGTCAATTTCTTTCTGCATAGAAGTAAAAACATAAAGTACAAAGTCTTTGAAGTCTTTACCTTTAAATCTTTGAATGAGTGGATTAATATAATTTTCCATTTAACTCACCTGGAAACCAATTCTATCTTCTGTTCTTGTTGCATAATTTGAGGTTCTCAAATATAAGTTTCTAACCAAAGACGTTCCCCCACCAGCAGATGCAGTAAAAGTTGGTCGTCCAGTTGTTTGATTCAGGTCTAGTTTAACATAGATTACCCTAGATTGATTTAAAAATTCATTAAAAATTTCTTTCAATATCCTATTCTGGGTTCCAGATCTTGACCACCTTTCTATAAGTTGTTCACATTCATATCTAATTTCACCATATGTGACATTTTTTATATTTGCTTTACTATTTTTACTGGGTATGTGCAAGTTTATAAAGTTCTGCCAAATGCTAGGATCAACTAGTTTAGTATTTGATTTAAAAGTGGATGTGTAATTATTAATAATATCAGATATACACGAACTAGTTACTTCACCATTACTCTGTATAATTTGCCAGGTATAAAATGGACCTTGAATAACTGCTTTTCTATTTCTTTCATTTGCCAATGATTGCAATACCTGATATTCTGTTGTTGCAACTAAATTTGAACTTTTGATATATGGAATAACAAATTGTGGTTTAACTTGGTTTGATACTGCTCTTGCCGATTTTGCGGATATTAAATATTCTTTATTTCCAGAAACTAATTTATAATCATACAGTCCCTCTGATCCGCCAGGAATGTAAATGCTCGCACCACCTAACCCAGAAGTATCCAATATACCATTTAATATTCCTCTCTTTATGCAGGCAATAGGTCCAATAACTTCCGAGTAGTAACTTTGAATTTCTCCCCAAGGAAATCCATCAAATTTTATTCCATTAAAATCACCGTAACCATTGTCAACATAATCAATTAATTCATAAAGATAATCAAATAATTCTCCTGGTATATCATTTCTACGGTTGGTTGCATTTACAAGTTCATTATAATAATCAGTAACAGAAAAAAAAGTTCTGTTACTTAATCCAAAACTAGAAGGTCTTAATAATACAGATTGTCTTTCTGTTCCAGGTTTTACAAAGTAGTCAACATTTGCATAGAAAACTTCCCCATCATCAGTTCTGAATGCTGCCCTCAAATGATCTTCGGTCAATGAATCAATATAAGTTACTGATGTTCCAGCATTTACTGCTCCCGCTGCCTGATACGTACCATCCCCAGTCTTAGTGTAGATGCTTACATTTTTCTTTACTGTCGTTCTATGGTCACTTCCTCGCCAATTTCTCTGGAAGTTTATAATACCAGAACTTGCCATTTTTTGAATTATTTAGTGCCCAAGAGAGGACTCGAACCTCCACGCCGAAGCACATGATCCTAAGTCATGCGTGTATACCAATTTCACCACTTGGGCAATGGAGAATAGCGGACTCGAACCGCTGACATTCGCCTTGCAAAGGCGCTACTCTACCAACTGAGTTAATTCCCCTTACTTTTCTTTACTTGTTTTGCGCTCCATGCAGCAAATGCCATGATCGCAAAGTAAAATAGATAATCATCTATCATTACAAGAAAGAAGATAACAGAACCACCTATCCGCAAATAATCGGGAACTGGTATCTTACTAGCAACCCACCTAACTTGTTTCTCAAAGATAAAATATAAAGGTGCTAATGCTGTAACTACGAACTCACTGTAAGGAACGACAAAGTATAGAGAAAGGATTACAAAGATTGGAAAGTAATGCCTCTCAGGTATTCTTTTCAGATAAGAGACATACAGATCAATCCACCCCTGTCTGGTGCGTGGTCTGTTTTTCCAAAACTTTACAATTCCTTTCATATATTATGTTCAATCCACAACTGAACTAATTTTTTCGTCAATGTCAAGAATTACTGCACGAATATCAGAAATTCGAGGAGGAACACTTGATTTATTATATGTATATCCTTGTTGGGAATCAAAAAGAATTTGACGAACTGCCGCAGCAGATCTGACATCCATTTTGATTGTCACTTGTTTTTCTTTAGTCATCGGTCATCAGAAGCACGGTTTTCAGAGAAGTAAACATCAAAAGCACCTTCTGGATAACGCTTCAGAAGTTTTTGAACATTACGGGCAACTACATCATCGAGTGTAACACCAAGTGCCATACAAGCTTGGGCAACGTACCACATAATATCACCCAGTTCGATAATCATATGCTCACGATTATCTTCATTGTATGGTTTACCCTGAAAAACCATCTTCTTAACGATTTCCATAAACTCACCACCTTCGGCATTGATACCAACGGCAGCAGTCAGAAGACGCTCAATGTTTGCGCCCTTTTCGTCAAGTTCAACCAGACGGTCGGAGAGAGCAAGAAAGTCCTTAGATGCATCAGAAGTTACAGCATCCACAAACTCAGCGTACTTATTAAAATTAACGTGTTTAGCAGTTTCCATTAAAATTTAAATCCTTCAAACGATTTTTTGGGTTTCTTGTCTTCGTAATCATTATACTCATCATCCTGCCCACTGTCAAGTATGTCCTTCTGGGCAGTCTGCTCACAATCATACAGTCTCATTTTAGCACGGTCAATACCCACAATAAACCGCTTATAGATTGTGGGATCATTATAACGATTCTTCAATTGTTTCACCATAATCTGCCCCAACTGCTCCAGTTCTTCTGTGCTAATAAGGGCAAACATAAGATCAGCAGTAGCAGGCAAACCAAAGGACTCGCTAGTATCTGTAAGTTCAACATCAGAACTACCAAAACCACTGCGGGTGGTCTGAGTAGCGGAGACAATCGGTACATTAAATTCGACGGCAAGTCCTCTAAGTTCCTCAGCAATCGCTTTAATATACGAATATGAATTGACAGAAAGGTTTGACTTATACCTACTGGAAGCACAAATGTTAAGGTAATCAATGAAAATAATATCAGGTCTAAATGACTTCTTAAGTGCAAGTTCATTAAGAAGTGCTTTAAAGTGTCCGCTATGTGCAGAAGCAGTGGGATATTCCTTAATTATAAGAGATCCCTGAGTTTTCTTAGATAGACTTGTGACTTTATTTTCAAACATTTGGCGGGGGAGATCAACCAATTGTTGAATAGGAACATTCAATAAGTTTGCATCAATTCTTTCAGCAATTCGTTCCTCCGCCATTTCAAGAGTGATGTAGAGAACGTTCCTGCCTTGCAGTAAGACGGAAGCAGCAACATGGCACATAAAGAGACTTTTTCCGACACCAGTACCAGCAAGAGCGATATTGAGAGTCTTATTAGGTAAACCGCCTTTTGTGATTTTATTAAAATAGTCGAGATCAAATTCGATCTTGTCTTCTTGTCGGTGATAGAACTCATAACGGTCTTCATAGTTTTGTAAGTAATCGTGTCCAATATTGTTATCAAAACTTACCGCAAGAGCATCCGAAAGAATACTAGGAATTGCATCCCGATTCTTTTTTTCATTATTACCATCGGCAATGTGAATTGATTCCATCAATGCCAAGTAAATAGCACGATCACGACACCACTTCTCAGTAGTATCAAGTAACCATTGCTTATCTACAAGATTGTCATTCAGAGAACTATTAATTTCTCTAATTTCTTTGATTTCAGTTTCGTTTAAATCAGTTCTGTTTTCTACTTCAATATTAAGTGCTTCGATCGTAATTGCTGAACCATACTTAACAATGAATTGGACAATTTCCTCAAAAATGATTTTTTCCGATTTCTGTTCAAAATAATCTGGTTGAATGAAAGGTATGACCTTACGTGAGTAATCTTCATTGAATACAAGGTTTCTGAGAATTGTTGTCTCAATTCGTTCCATAAGAGAATTCTTTTTTCGCGGCAGCATCAAGTTGCTGCATTACTTCTTCGGTAAAATACTCATCAGGGTTGGCAAGAATCTGTTTACCATAAACTTTCTTGCCGTTGATTTCATAACGTCCAGCAACGTTCTTCCAGAGTCCAGCGATTTCTCCTAGTTCTAGAAGACCATAATACCGATCAAGACCGCGCTCATCATAATAAAGACGAACTTCAACTTGTTGGTTTTCCTTACTCAAACGCGACTTAGCAGTCTTTGCCTTGATAATGTTTCCAACAATTTCTGTTCCATCCTTTTCCTTTTTCTTTGAGAGATGAATGATAGTAGAAGCGGCATACTTAAGACCACTACCACCACCCATTTCCTTAGTAGGAACATAAGCACCAATGACATCATAGGTGTGGTTGGTTACAATCATTGGAATATTTGCCTGCCCCAATTTGAGTGTGAGCATACGGAAAGCGCCTTTAATCAGTTGGGATTTAGTCATATCCCGAACTTGCTTATCATTGAGTGCATCAGTAATCTCTTTCTCTGTCGAAAGCATTCCCAAAGAGTCTAGCACAAACATACAAGGTCTGCGCTCATCTACTGGTTTTTTAAGATGCAATTCTACTGCTTTAAGTGCTTTGCTGCGAAACTCCTCAACAGTTACAACTTCCACCTTAGCAAGTCGATCAAGATCGATTCCCCGAGAAATCAACATTGATTTATTAATAGCAGACTCAGTATCAAAGTAGAGACAATAACCATCGGGGTGAGTATCAAGGAAATTCTTAACCACTGCGAGAGAGA